AGAACATACTTTGGCATGTCCTTTGCATCAACCTTGCCCTTAACCGCGAAGTTAAGAACAGTGTCAAAAGCCGCGTGTAGGTTGGTACTCATGTCCCAATCTGCACGTTGTAGTTGAGCCAACTTGCTCAACAGGTCACCCTTCAAGATTTCTATCTTGCTCTTGGTAGAGAAAGTCAAAAACATGTCCTTGAATGGACCTGTGTTCTTGTCAGCTAGGTACAGGCCCAAGCTGATGCAAACGTCCATACATGTCAAGTTAGCGTTACCACCAACTGTAGTGCTCATAGAGCCCGACACGTCACACATTGGCAACACCAATTCATCACCGATGTAGTTTGGCAATGCATCCCATTGTGCTTGTACAACAGTAGCGTCACCGCCAAACTTGTGAGCCTTAATGACATCGTATGGGTAAACTGCCGCGGCATTTACCTTAGCTTCACCAGTTGTTAGCTTTGCCTTGTAGGCATCGTATCCAACTGGATCGTGCTTCTTGAAAGCCTTTTGGTAACGAGCCGCAGCCAACGATGGTACGTGGCTGTAGTTGATTCCATCCCATGTGTTTGCACACATGTTTTGTTCAACTGTCTTGCTCAATGTTACCAAACTCTTACGGTAGAACTTTGGGCTCATTCCGAAGAAGTTACGGATTTCAACGGCAATTGGACCTTGACGTGGCATCCACTTTGCAGCCAAACCATTACGTTCACGCAGAGCATCGCCAATCATAGTGAATGCTTGTGCCTTGACTTCCTTAGAAGTAAAGATCAACAGGTCATCCCAACGTCCGAATTCTGCCAGGTGTGGCAAAATACGAGCCAACGCCTTAGGGTTGGTCTTTTCAAGATTCAAAAGAATCAGGCGAACAACATCACGTTCGCCTGCACCACCACGGACGTCACGAGCCCACATCAAAAGACGTAGAGCAAGAGTTTCGTCTTGTGCTAGTGCGCGAGCAAACTGAGTGCTCAAATCCTTACCACGGCTTGCACCGATAGCAAAGAACAAATCTACAAGATCACTCTTGCTAGATTCAAAAGTCTTCATACCGTTAGCGGTACGAGCTACTACTGGAACGGACTTAACCGCTTCTACAAATGCGTTCATTTTATTTTCCTTCAGGTTACGTTTTAAAATTATTAAAATGCTGTATATAACCTATACAAGCAGGATGGTCGGAACCGTATTTTATTTTCTGCTTGCCTATTCCCCAGTATATCGGTTCAGTTCCGCAAGCCTAGCATACAATTCATGTCGCCTAGTTTGTATTTTTCTGTACAAACATCATACAAAGTCTTTCCCTTGTGTCATCAGTTCCGTTAGAGTCTATTGCTAGAAAGTGTTGCCACTTGCCTTACGGGCCGCCGTCTACTGCATTAGCTGTAGTTTAGTTTTAAGTTGCTGAATCCATCCTAGGATTTAACAGGTTAGTTGTCTACTTTTGTTTTTTATCGAGGCAAATATCGAAAAGCCTCTATCTTATATCCATATATGTCCGTAACCTTCAAAGCCCATACAGGCTCCAGCTATTGACATAGATATAGGAAATTCATAGTATTATGAATTGCTGAACCTAACCTTATAACTTACTGTCTATGTTATTATTATATAGTAATTTAATTATCTTGTCAACACTTTTTTGGTGTTAAAACAGGCTTTTTTAGCCAAATTACTTGCGATTGATATGATTGGCAATTTGGGTAATGTTGGACTTAGAACGGTTGTTCTCACGCTTTAGTAGTGCAACCTGCTGATTGAGTGCAGACACCTGCTCGATCAGTCGTTGAACTTTCATTTCCAAATCTTTTACTTTTTTATCATCCATACCTTATTTATTTGCTTGCTTCAGCGATACTTTTATATCCTGCCCAACTTGGATGAATTTTATCTGCTTGCCAGCGTGTTGTTACAATAACTGTATCTCCAAATTGTTGTGCAACATTGCGGACATGCTGTACTGCCTCAAACTTGCTTTCACGATTTGGCTCAATCCAAAACACTTTAGTATCGCCCTTAATTTTTGTTCGAATGTTCATTAGCATACCATAGGTGTCGGCCTTTTCCCAATCGTTAGTACCTAAACTAATGATAACAGTTTTAGCAGTCAAATCTTTGTTGCCAAACTTCATGTTCCACCCGTGTGATGTAATACCGCCCTGTGCATAAGCTGCACACTCTGGACGGAACATTTTAGTACCAACAGCAATACTATCTCCGATAATTAGGCATTCCGACATTACATTTCCTTTAATTTCTTTATATCTTTATGTTTGACTATAATGATATTGTTTATAACATCTTTAAATTTGATTGGCAAATCTAAATGTATAGTAATACGAGGTCCTTCGATCTCATTGATTACAGTATCATTGCCCACTGTACCAATGAATGGGATTTTATTCCATTTGCCAAATACTCGGTCACCTAAGAAATAAGATGGCCAGTATTTGGTCTTGTTGAAGTAATCAGTCTGATTGCCCATAAATTACCCAACGGTTGTTTTTGTAATCCCAATGACGGTTGTCAGAAAAACTTATATCCAATTGATAACCAACTAGTCCTAGCTCAAGACGAACACCTGCATGATCCTGCTGTACAGTCCAATTAAACTCAATTCGAAACAGTTCTGGGGTTTTCATAAACTGAACTTCCCAGAACTTATTCTTCCAAACGGTCTTACCAGATTTACACCAAATGCTTTCAAATCGATCCCACCAACGAGGATTGCGAATATTGAGATTAAGATAGATCACGTTAGTCCTCGTCGTCATGATCGTCATGACGATCATCTTGATCACCACTTAAAAACTCATCATCCAACGATGCACCTAACAAACGAATAAGTCGCAACACTTCTTCAGGAGCAAGTGTTAAAGTCATGCTGGTGTAATCACTATGCAAGGTTAGTGTAGTTGATTCGGACTCTGGATCATAACCCACTCTGTAGTGATCTTTTAATTGCGGAGTGGGCAAAGAGATTGGGGGGATGGGTTTTACTTCGGGCACAGGGGTAATCTCTGGTGTGTTATATTTACGGAACCAATTAAACATTAAATGCTTTCAATTATTGAAGATTCCAAACGCTACCACCAGCATCGCGGTAGTAGTCGTCGTTGGCATTTACAGCAGTCTTTTCCTTATCCACTGGATCATTTACATACCATTGTGTACTGCCCGCTTCCTGGAAAGCGTAGATAGTCCCAACTGTGGCAATTGCCGCAGGTGATGGGTCGGTAGTAGTTGTAGTTGTAGTAACAGTTGTGTGTGTTACTTCTTCGTCGTTATAATCATCATAAATCACAGGTCCACTCCTACGGTTAGCGGCTACTACAAGAGCTACGATTAGCAAAATAAAAAATGTTACAATAAGAAAAGTCATTTAAAGAACTCCAATAATAAACAAGAACAACAAAACACATGCAATACCAAGTACAATCATACCTGCAATTTCCCAATTGCTCGGTCCTGCTTTTTCAAGCACTACAGGTTGCATTGGCGAATTCTGATATTGAACAGCATCTGCAGGAGCAGGTTGTGCAACCATTCCACCGTTAACCGGAGTAAACTGTCCGTTTTGGTAAACACCAACTTGGTAACCTTGTTGATTAACAACTCGACCATCTGGATAAAGCAGGGCATTACCGTTATAGCCACCACCTGAATATACAACGGTATTATGTGGGTGAAGCATATTGCCGATAATCAAACCAGTCAACAGTCCGTTGCTATAACCAAAGCCCATGCCCATACCACCGTACATCATGGGAGAACCAGCATATCCGCCACCAGCAGTCCTGCGTGTCATTGTAGTAGTTGATGTAGTGGTAGTTGTTTGCCTGGGTGCGGGTGCTGGAGGAGCACTGAAGCTGCCTTTTTGGACGGATGGTGCTGCTGGAGCAGGAGCACTGAAGCTGCCTTTGCTCATGCTTGAGCCACTGCTAAAACTGCCGCTGGAGCGGCCACCTCCACCTCCGCCGGGTTTAGCATCGGTGTCACCGGTGAGCATAACTCCTGCAATCATAATTGCAGAAATAAGTTTAGAAACTTTCATTAAGATAAATCCTTGTTTTTGAACATGTGTTAATTATATAGGAAAACTGTATAGCTGTCAAGAACTAGTATGTTTAAATTACCCTAGTTTAGGATTTAGGGTCGTTAACAATTTCAATAAGGAATTGTTCCAGATTATCTACAGTCAATGGCAAATATTTTTTAGGCACTTTTTGTATCTTAAACTTGTATCCGTCAATCAATGTATCAATTTGTGCTTCAATAGTTGTATATGTTTGATTAATCCATTCGCTTGTTCCTCGGCCGTCGCGCTCAATATTCCAATCAAACTGTTGCTTTACTGCTTTTTCTAAACTAGCAATTGCTCGAGCTGGCCCAATGTATACTACATCAAAACATGCCACGTGGCTCTTTCGGCTATAGCTATTTTGATAAACACCTAGTCGTACAGCAGGATGACCAGTGATACCGATCTTGCTATCAATAGCCCCCATCGGATCTTTGAAGATATAAAATAGTTTTTGATTATTCATGATCGAACAAGCTACCAAATTGTTGGTCTGTTACTATGGATTTAAAATCCATATGACTTTCGTCTTTAATATTACCTACTGGTTTGTATCCCACTAATTCAATGTGACTTTTAATTAACTGTCTCTCTAACTGATTAACTTCGAACTTAGTGTTAATTGACGATGCCCTTGGATAAAGTGACATGTCCCAAATTTGGATAGACACTGAATTTTTATTAATTCCTGGAAAATGAACAAGGACATCTAACATGTCATTTCCTGCGCTGTTTGGGCTAGCTTGCCTTGGCCAGCCAGGAATATGGAAAGATTGTCTATATATCCTCTCACCATGTACACCTTTTGCAAGATCGTAATGAACGCCGTACTTCATAATAGTTTTATGGTAGATAAAAGCATATACATAAGAAATAATATTATTCTTCTTCATGTATTTTACAATATCATACGGTTTCAAAAAATTACAAAGATCAATAGTATGTGTCGAAACTTTAGAAATATCAATTAACATATTAAACCTTCCACTGGCATGTTGGACTAGGCAATAATGTCTTGCCGCCACTTTGTGTATAGAAATTGATCAATCCATTAAGAACACGGTCTTTGTCATGCTCAGGAATGTCACCTTTAACTTTAGTAGAGGTATAGGCTTTCCAATAGCTTTCCTTGATACCTTCTTGTATGCTGTCTGCATCGCCCCATTTGTTAATCAACATAGAGGCTAGTTCTTTATCAAACGCAGGAGTGAGGTTAAACCCTTCTAATGCCGAACGATGATACAGATAACTCATTGGTCGAAATACTTCTAATGTCAGGGGTGCTGCGGGCCAGTTAGTTCGGTGAAACTTTAGAGCACGATCCCAGAATGTACCTTTAGTACCGTTGTCGTCAGCAAGTTCGTAACATTCGATGCCAGACTTAATTTGTGTAAATGCACCTGCCATTGTAGCATGACGTTTTGGAACACAGGTGTGTTTAGTCAAAATATTCATCATGCTAACATACTGTTTGTCTTTGGTTTCAACACCGATCAAGAAATCATCATATGCGCTTAACGGACGCTTGTTCTTACCGTTAATTCGACGCATGTTAGTACCTGCAATAAATGCACCATACTTGATACGCTCGTCGTCAGTAATTCCAAATCCTGCTTCTTCTAATGTTTCGTTAGAAATATGGTCAATGTCAATATACCATACTGGAAACTTAGAATATCCTTCTAAGCGACAAACCTGTGTAGTATGATGTCCGTCCCAGATACAGTAAATAGTCTTTCCGTTTTTTAGTGTAAGTTTAATAGCACACGGTACAATTACAGCAGTATGATCAAAATCTTTGTAAATTTTTTCTACATGATTAGGAGCAACGTCACGCTGAAAAATAGGCCAGAGGTAAAGGTCCTCCCAGTCGACATAACCAAATCTTGGACTTGTAGCTGGGTTGGGATAATGAATAGTTGCTCCGCCGCTAGGATCATATGGAGTCTTAAGAATATTGTATCGTGGTCCGATAACGGTAGTGATTGCTTTTTGGATATCTTCCAAGGGAATGATATCATTTGGATAATTTTTAGCCATCTCACGGAGATCAACTGCATCATCCTTCATTTCAAACGGCACTTTGTAAGATTTTACAAATGCATTAATTGATTCTTTTTTGTTATAAGGCTTAACCTTAGTTGTGTGAGTTTTCATTATATTTCCTTTATGCTTACTTAAGATTTCAGCGGTTAATAAACTATGTTTCGGTTTACTTCTATTTCAACCTATATTAATTATAACAGGATTCTTAGATCCTGTCAACTTACTTTGGACGAATTTTCATTTTAGCATAGATATTTTGGACACCGACTGATTGTCGGATAGCATCCTGTAGGGCATCGTGAAGACCACCTTTAGGCATGTCTGGATCGTATCCCAAATCAAACAGTGTTCGAGTATCTCGCAGTTGCCAGTATTGCCACGGTAAACCCTTGCCCAACTGACGATAGATGTTTTCGATAATAACCAAATCGAATGTAGCACCGTGACTCCAAAATGCATCACATCCCCAAGCAAACTTATGGAACTGATTCATAGCATCCGCTAAAGGAATACGTCCTTCTTCACTGAATGCTTCTTCCATAATAGCAGGATCCTGCCGACTCCACCATTCAAGTGTGTTAGGATCAATTTCGCGACCTAGCTTGTCTTGGTCATCGAGATCAATTTTAAAATAGATCTTTTCACCATATCCATTTCCCCAAGGATTAAAATGTACTGCTCCCAATGATAGGACTACAGCGTTTGGAGAGACTGCCATGGTCTCCATATCAATCATTAAATGTTTTGCCATTATTGCAAGACCCTAGTTGCAGTTGCATCTTCTCGTAGACTACGCAAAATCTTTTCTGCATATATTGGATCTTCTTCCATCAATTCGTCGATATCGATAGGAATGGGTTCAATCTCTCCAGATTCGATCTGTTTTGTAATATCAGCAATCAACTCGTCGAGTTCGTCCTGTGTTCCTTCAAATGTATCAAAGCAACCAGGGGCAAAAGTAATTTTGGGTTTTGTATTTTCCATGCTTTAATTATAGCAGGAAAATAGGAGTTTGTCAATAGTTTTTCTTGGGCAACGATTGATCGTTGATCTTTTTAAGCCAACGGGCACGAGCAGCGCCTTTTTTACGCTTTTTGGTAGTGGTTGGTTTTTCGTAGAACATGTTAGCTCTAACTGTTTCCAAAATGCCAGAGTCATCCACTTTCTGTTTAAATTTTCTAAGTGCTACGTTTAAGGGCATGTCGCCAACGATAACCTTATTGCCCATTAAGGGTTTATTGTTTTTGCTCATTTTTCTTTTTATCAAAAATCATTATGGCTGGTATGCCATCGATAGTATCTTTAGTTATCCGAATTCCTGTTAAACCTCGCTCTACAAGATTTACAGCATCAAATTGATAAGGCAACAATACTTTTTCAATAATATTTTTCAACCCACGAGCATTGGTTTTGAGTTCTTTGGCTCTGTGTGCAATTTCCAGTAGGGCAGTATTGTCAAATTGTAATTTAATTCCGTCTAGCTCAAACATATACTGATATTGTTTGATCGGACTATTCTTAGTTTCTTTTAAAATATTAACCAATTGTGTCTCGTCTAGCTCATCAACGTGTGTAATAAGTCCAAAACGTCCCACGAACTCAGGAATGAGTCCAAACTTAATCAAGTCCTTAGTAGTCACATCTTTATAAACATTATCATCCTTGTCCAAGTTTTCCACGTTAGCATGAAAGCCTACACTTCTAGCACCTGTACGTTGTTTGATAATTTTTTCAATGCCTACAAAGGCCCCCCCACATATAAACAATATACTGCGTGTATCAATTTCTTGCATGTCTGTACCAGGATGTTTGCGTTTGCCCGTGCTGGGGATACGCATGATACTACCTTCAATCATTTTCAGCAGTGCTTGTTGCACACCTTCTCCACTGACATCACGTGTAATGCTGGCGCTCTCTCCCTTGCGACTGATCTTGTCGATCTCGTCAATATATACAATTCCGCGAGTTGCCTTTTCAATATCGCCGTCAGCTTCATTGATCAATCGTGTAAGAATACTTTCAACGTCATCACCTACATACCCTGCTTCTGTAATACCAGTAGCATCACATATGGCAAATGGCAAGTCTAGATACTGTGCAATCTTACGTGCCATCATTGTTTTGCCACAGCCCGTAGGCCCCAGCAACAATACATTGGTCTTTTCTAATTCAATATCTTTATTGGGATTATTGACACGTTTAAAATGTTGGCTAACTGCTACACTTAGACTAATCTTAGCATCGTCTTGACCTATGACATACTCGTCTAAGAAATCTTTGATTAATACAGGATTTAAAAGTTTATTGATATTGGGAAAAGTTTTTACTTTTTCATCGTTAAGTATATCAATACATAGCTCAATACAATCATTACAAATTGAGGCATGGTCGCCTACAATGAGCTTTTCAACTTCTTCTTTGCTCTTGTCGCAAAAATCGCACTTATGTTTAACGTCCGATTTTGTCATGTAATGCTCTTTCTAAAAATTGTTCAACAGTAGTTATCCTGTTTTGATTGATATAGTGATAAACTGCCGAAGCATTTTCATCACTGCATCTATAACAGGTATTTTTCTTGCCTACGATATACCCGCTTAGAGCAGTAGTTGCATAGTTAAGACCGTTTAAGTCTATGTACTTATATTCACATCTAGCCATTGCATAAAAAAGCCAGCTGATGTCTATATCATGATCATAAAAATATATATTAATGTGTTCAGTAAGGTTAGCGTCGGCTAGCCATTTACTTACAGTAGTCTGGTCTTTTTCACTAAGATGTATAAAAAGGATACTGTAAGATTCATTCTCAAAAATATCAGGTGGCGTGATCAGTGTTATTCTATTATCCATTACATCCTTGCCTTAACGGCCAATAGGTATTCTTCGGGCACATCTTTTAATGCCATTCTTTTAGATTTTACGAGATCAATATATTCAGCAATTTCTGGATGAGGTGCATCATTATGAGGATCTAAATTAATAGCAGCAGCTTCTTGGTATTCCTCTTTGGTGATTGACTCAATCGTTGATGACCAAAGATCACTTTCACGTTGTTCTTCATTCTGAACGAACAGCGGCTCATCTAGATAAGTGTCGTTAATAACTGGCTCGTCAAACTTTTCAATTTGCATTACTAAAGGCTTGAGATTTTCAAAGTGTTCAAACTTCTTAGTTAGATAGGGATGTTGTTCTAAAATAGATTGTTCTTTTACAGAAGTTAACGCTTCTATAACTTCTTCAACTTCTGATTCTGTGCTAGGATATGGCACAGGTATTTCATTAAACATCCAACCTATAGGGTGTGGATTAGATTGTGTGACAGTGGGTTCCGGGGAGACTACATCAACAACCGGCCCTAGTGGGCTGTTACCCTCCTCAAATTCATACAGCGATAAATTATCTTCTGCAATCTGGTCAAAGTCATCTTCAGTCCATTCTGCAAACTTATCTTCTTTTTCACGCTCTCGGAAGTTTTGGAAACTGATTTGACTAGACAACAATAGGATAACAGCCATAGGATCGAACACTACAATCAGTGTAATGATAACCCAGGTCACTGCCTTCTCTAATATGCCTTCATTGGTCTCACCATAGACAAAGGCTGCTATGTATTTGATTGGTCCTACTTCGGCTTCTACTTTACGGACTTCCGCCGCGATTGGCGCACGCTCTTCATTAAGGCTACTAACTGTTTTCTGGTAGGCGGCGATTTCCTCTTGTAAGCGAGTACGCTCTTTCTGTTGGGACCTCCGAATAGCAACCGACTTTTCGGCACCCTTTTCGTCGTTACTGCGACCCATGACTTGATCCACAGCCTCATCGAGCTGTTTAAGCGCCTTACGGTTTGCATCTATATTGTCCTTTGCTGTTTTAATTTTTTCATCATACACACTGATTTTAGCCTGTACATCACCACTGACTAGGCTTTGGTCACTGTGTGCTTTGCTCAAGAAGCCAAAGATACCCATACTGGTAACCATCATAAGAACTATGATAGCGGCAAATAGATAGCCACGCATGGTCCATGGAGCAATACTCCAATTTTGTTTGAGCCATAGTGTAGCAGTGACTTTACCTAGGCCGAGTGCAATACCCATGATGATCACAGGGATAACTGCGGCAGAGAAAATGGCGGTAAGGCCGAGAATACTGTAGTACTCTGCGACCAATGATAGGAACAGTCCGCTGAACAGTGCTAGGTATGCAAGGAACTTTTCATTTAGTGTTGGTTTCATAAGAATATTTATCGGCGCATCTTAGATAGATCTTCTGCGTCTTGTTGTCGAAAAATTGGTATGGCATTACTCTTGTGTAATTGGCCAATCCCCAACATTTCCTCACCCGTATACATTTGTACAGGTTTAAGAGAAGCAACACCTGTTCCATCGCCTCGGCTGGGCATACGAGTAGTCTCACGGCCTGACAATGTATAGACCAACGGTTCAGCTGACATGGCTCGCTTGCGTTTCTTGTCTTCGGCTTCTACAACCCATTTCTTCTGTAGCTGTTTCCACGACTCATCGAGTTCGCGGGCCTTCTTTGCCTCTTCAGCATTACGAAACTTGATCTTGCCACGTTTCTTACCAACAGTACTAAGCCAAGGTCCTTCGAGATGCATTGTCATATTAAACAGTTTCTAGTTGAGGAAAGTCAATAGGGTTAGTTGTATTAGATGAATGTGGCTCAAATGTCAACTGAATCTTGCGTGGCAAACCTGTCCAGCGTTGGATCACACCATTTGGTGCAATCTTAATACTTCCAGCTACTACCCAAATCTTTGCACCATTAGCATCAATGCCAGCTAACTTTCGTACTACACCATTGATTAAACCACTTGCAGTATCCTTGCCGCGATTCCAATGATAGGTGGTGCCTTTGTTGGTCCAAATCTGCTCATCACCACTATCGGCTAGGCAATGTTGTTTAACTTTGATCAATGTGTTTTCAGCGTTCATAGAATCTCCTAATGTGTATGTCTATATTAATATTATACGGTAAATCCAGTATCAGTGCAACCGGAATTTTTACCAAAAGAAAACCCGCCGAAGCGGGTTTAATTAGTTTTCTAAAATATTAGAAATTAACCGATAGACCTAAGCCCAATGCGTTTTCACGGATGTCTTGATAGCTCTTGCTTGCGTTCAAGTTAATTGAAACGTTCTTAGCAACAGGAATGCTGTAAGTAGCAAATGCAACTGTTTGTTTAGTACGGGTGCCTTCATCACTGCCTACACGAGTCTTAACACCAGCTAGTGCAAAGCCAGGGCCGACTGGCAAGCCAGCAGTAGCGCCAACAAGTCCGTATGTGTAAGGAGAACCCTTGACACCGTTGAAGCCATTGTCATGTCCAATGCCAACGAATGGAGTAACACCAGCAAATGCAACTTTGTTGTTAGCGGCAGTTACTTCTGTGCTGTTTACCAAACCACCAGTTTTGAAGTTAGCAGTGCGAGACTGTAAACCCAATTGATAGTCACCGAAGCTCTTACCTGCACGAACATATTGTGCTGTGCTGTCTTTTCCGCCCTTAAGACCTGTGACTGCATCAACATCAACAGATACGTAATCAGCGGCAGAAGCTAGGCCAGCTGCTAGAGCGATGGCTGTTGCGATTGCGATTTTCTTCATATATGAAATTTCCTTTAAAGAATGATCTTAAATGATCATAAGCTATTATTTACTCTTTTAATGAGTGTGTCAAGAAAAATGGCTATAAAATATAGCCATTTTTTGCTATTTTTGATTACAAGGTATAACTACCTCGTGGAGATCACGCTGCTAGGCGGTCTTCTCCAAAGTATGCATCGTTTGCATTTAGGTTTTTTGCTTCTTCGACCGGAAAATCCTACTGTCAAGACTAGCTTGCTTCAGATCATGCCTCCAATCCTAACGGCTTCTACATTGCCGGACAGTCCATTTCATTACTCTTGACCCAATCGATCCTGTGTCATCCCCACCTAAATATACATTATACACTTAGGTGGAGATGCCGGGCACTGCCCCCGGGTCTTGAATCCGTTTCAATCTACTTCATACCATCATACATCATCATGGGGTTTCAAAAAATCGTCACCCTTAGAATCTTCCTCAAACTTTGTCCAATCGTATGTAGCAACTGCTCGTGCCCACATTACGATTAAACCAAATACTATTACTAATAATAATAAATTAACCATCTTACTTACACTCTACGTAGGTAGTTTGTACATACTGTCCGTACTGGTTCCTAACCCAACCATGTTGCTCAAACGGCATAGTACCTTGTGGGCATTGGATAACCTGGCCAGCCTGTGGAATCTGCGGTTGCTGTACAATAATAGGTGGTTGCTGTACAATCACTGGATCCGGTCTAGTTGCAGCATACACTACAGCACCGCCGATAATAGCAGGTGCTACCCAGCCCCAGCCACCACCTCCATAATAGCCACCACGATAACCACCGTATCCATGATGATGCCATTGTGCCATTGCGGGCAAGGTGACCAATGTTAATACTAAAACTGCTAGAACTCGTTTCATAATTGTCTCCAAAAAATGACGGAATCCCTGGGGCTTGTGGAGTCTCCGCCTAACTTACAAGGTCTCTCACCTTGGCAACTTGCTACGCAGGTTTACCCCCACGGGACATATATTATTTAACTTACCCGAGTGTAGTTAAGGACATTACCTGCACCGTATTGGGCTTCGGCAATCATTTTGGCTCGAAGGTCGTCATCTGCTTGCAAACGCACGTGGGCAGTTTGATATTGGTTAAGACGAATCCAAATTTCATATGTATACATTTTAAACTTTCTGAACTGGTTGAATGTTTTGAGCCTGTTTACCGTTTTTACCTTCTACTACTTCAAATTGGACCAACTGGTCCGGTTTTAAAGTTTTATAGCCTTCCATTTGGATTTGGCTAAAATGGGCAAAGATATCCTCTCCACCTGCATCTGATACAATAAATCCAAAACCTTTAGAATTATTGAACCATTTTACTTTTCCCTGTTGCATTACTGCTTCCTCTTGTTATTATTATACTATGATTTTACCAGCGTGTCAACCATTATGACTTAGTTGGACGCCAGCAACTTACCCAATTTGCATTGCTTGCAGGTGTTCCGCCTGGATAAGATTTGGTTATATCCCCATCGTCTGGATTGTTCTTGCCACCGCTCGGAGTTTGGTTTCCACCAACAAAAGTATACTTTCCATCTTGTGCAGTATATACAAAGTTAACATGTCGATAGCTCCAAAATGCAATGTCGCCGGGCTTTGCTTGATCTTTTGGAACTTGCACAGCACCCCACTTTTCTGGGTTAGTAGTAATAGCGGCTGCACTAGCAGTTTGGAAATATCTATAGCCCGAGCTTTTTAGTGCATAATTTACAAATCCCATGCACCAAGCTGTTTGGTCAGTATTCCAAGGACTATTATTCTTATATCCCAAGTTCTGCCAAATTCCAGTAATGGTGGGGTTGCTAGGTTTACCACCCTGTCCTGTCTCACGCCACTTACCTTGGGCAGCTTCGTTTAGGCATTGTGTTAGAAATGCTGATATATCACTGAAGCTGGCATCAGTGGCAATCGTAGATGTTGCTGTGGAAGCCACTGCTCCATCATCAACTGTTCCTGCATAGTTGCCTTTGACACCATCAGCAGCTGCCGCAGCTTGATAATATTGATTAGGTTGTCCATTCTGTGCAGCAACGTAGGTATTGACCTGAGCCGCTGCTGCTTCTTCAACTGCTGGATCTAAACTAACTGATACACTGACGCTGATGCTGCCAAATGATCCGCTAGCGCCAGGAGCTCCGTAGGTCACTACCGGTACGTTATTTACAAAGACATTAGAACTTTGATAAACGTCTGATAGTTTATTATTTCCCGGAATATATCCTGCCATACTTTTCTCCTAGTACTGTATTTAACGAAGGGCAATACCAGTAGTACCTTCAATATACTGTGTAGCAGCTTCGCCTTTGCTTTCTACAACAAAAAATGTGTTGGCTTTACTAATAGTAATAGAACCATCTTTGCCCAGAAAAACCCAAGGAATCATTCCAAGGCCTTGACCATTCATAGTCAATGCTAGTGGACGACTAATTGTAATAGTCTCAGTATCTTCCTTTTCAAATCTAGCAATAATTTCATCACCATTGATTAGTTTGATGCTTACTACATCTCCTACGGAGAAATTCTTACTTACGTTTATTAACATTTTATTCCTTTAAATTTTTTAGACGACTGTCTAGTATATGTGCGGCAACGAACTCGCCCCATTTTTCCCCGTGCTGTTCTGTAATATGAAAATCATATATATCGGGTTTAACAAACATAACGTTTGTATCAGAATATCTACCTTCCTGTATAGTATCAACCCATACAGTCCAATCAGCATCAAAGTTTTTTCGCATCTCTACTAGAGGTGCAACAAAATCACAAATGACATAATCCATGTCTGTCATTGCATCTGCTAGATCTCGCATACGCAGACTTTGACGAATACGGCCATCGATGCTAAAATCCCAATCATTAAATTTTTCTCGAACATCATCAGCATTTAACCAACCTACACGTTTTTTATCTGCCTGTAGGTGGTCTAAAATATGCTGTGCTAGATAAGTTTTACCTGCACCAGGTAAACCCATAATTAAGATTCTTTTTGGTCTTTCGACGGCAACTCGCATAGTGACTCTAACATTTTATAATGGTTATAGGCTTTCTTCAGTGCCTCAAAGTGTTCTAACTTTGCAGGATCTGGTACTAGGATAGCAAGGCGACCCTGTATATCTTCAAGTGTCTTAGCAATACTAACACCTTTGATTTTAACATCACCCTCAAAATCTGCATCGCCCTTAACACTCAATGATGAAGGATTAGATGATGATGTTACGCTAGGAGCAGTAGACCAAGTGGTCCCATTCATTCCATTATATAGATATGATCCTCCACTACCTATAGTGGATATTTTAAAGGAGCTTGAGCTCCATAACGACGAATCAAGGGTAATAGTATCGTTTAATACATCGCCAGTCTCCTGTGCAATAATGCCCGTGTTATCTGACTCGTCTTTCCATTTAAAGTCTTCCGATTTAATATTGGCCAGAGCTTCTTTAATTTCGTCAAACCCATTAGCCATTTAGGTATGCCTTCAATTCAGTAAAGCCCCCAATTACTAGATCGTCGATAACGATCTGCGGCACTGACCGAGCAGACGGAATCTCTTCTAACAATTCTTCTCGAGTATATCCGTCACCAATTTTACGTTCTTCAAATTTAATATCACGCTGACCTAACAATGTTTTAGCTTGATCACAGTGGGGACAATTGTATTTGCTCCATACAATAACTTTCATTTTTATTTTCCTTTATAGATCTGGTAGATCATCGTATGTTACTGAATCAGACATGACACCGATAACATAATTTGTAGATTCTGTTTCCTGCAGGGCACTTTGTTTTTTGCCGATATTAACGTGCTTGTTAAACCAAGGGATGGGACTAGACTTAGGATGCTCGCCTTGATACTTAATACCAATTTCTTTGAGACGAGTAAATGCAGTATAGTCAACAAAGTCACTCAAGATGGCAGCATTAAGTCCAATGACTGGTCCTAGTTTAAATAGGTACTCGGCCCAAGATTTTTCTTCAGCAATTACATCCATATACATTTGATATACTTCAGCTTCACATTCTTCTTTAGCTTTGATAAATCTTTCGTCATCTTTAGTCACATTGTTAATCAACCAGGCAGTCCACTCTGCGTGTAGTATTTCATCCTGTAGGATCAGGCTGATGATATTGCCGTTACCGATATAAATCTTATTCTCAACCATGGCTAATGAGGTAGCAAATGAAACCATAAAACGGAAAGCTTCTAGGGCATAACTAGCGTTAAGTGCCATCCAGATTGCCTTGATGTGATGACTTTCGGCAACATCGGTTCCTGTTTCTTTGAAACAGTTTAATTGATGTAGGCTTTCATAGTAGCGACCAATGTTAGCAGCCATACTAACAATCTCGCTCGTATCGTGAATCTTGTTAAACTCTTCTTTAGGCACACCATAGACATTACGGATAATGTGGCTGTAACTTTTACTGTGAATATTTGTCTCAAAGAAACTCCAATTGCTCACCAGTGCTTCTAGTTCAGGGATGCTGATAACAGGGCTGAACACTTGATTAGGGGCACGACCTTGGATACTGTCTAGAGCAGTTTGACGCAGTAGGTTGCTGGTAAAGATATGCTTGATTGCATCGCTAGCATCCTTGTGATCCATTTTGTCTTTGGTAAGACTGATCTCTTCAGGAACCCAGAAGAAGCCACGAGCAGTTTCTTCATATTTGGCGATTCGAGGATATTTGACTTCTTCAAAGCGTTGTACTGTGACTGGACCTGCTGGATCCAAAAACATTGTACGCTTTAGATAATTTGTTTGTTTTGATAAGTTGTATTGTTCTTTTGACATTAATATTTTCCTGACGCAAGCACTACCTTGCAAATATGCTCGAGACGCTCAATATGTTCATACGCACGCCACGGACTTGTATCGATAGCAACTACTCCGTGACCTTTGATACCTACAATATCGTAGGCAATATTGCCGCGGTCATCTAACTGTAACTTTTCATGACAGCGATCAGCAAGCTCTTGACTGATCGGAGGAACATCACCCACATTAGGTGCCACTCGAGTGTAACGATTCAATTCTGGGAACGCATCGCTGATGGTACTCAAATCAATACCGGCATGCATAGCAGCAATACAGTATGTCGGATGCACATGCACAACTACACGAACATCGCCACTATGTTGCCCCATTTCTCGTTGTAGTCCAAAGTGTAAAGGAATCTCTCCGCTAGGTTCCAAGTTAGAACTGATGTTGGTATAAAACTCTTCTTCCCACGACTTTGTTAAAAATGGAGGGGAAGGATTAATATGATTGACTAATTTAATCTTCTTGAACTGATCAGGTTGTAGTGTTTGTTTACGAACACCACTAGGTGTAATGTAAAAGTGATCACGGTCGTGGTGACGAATGCTTACATTGCCATCACGGCTTGTAATCCAATTACGCTTGTATGCGTCTTCTAATACTTCACAAATTGTTTCTAACATTTTTATACTCTAAAACTTTCACCACATCCACAACGGTCACGCTCGTTGGGATTTTTAAATTCAAATCCTTCGTTCAATCCATTTCTTACATAGTCTACTTCAACACCATTAACATATGGGGATGATCTACCATCCACCCAAACTTTAACTCCGTAGCTTTCATAAACAAATTGATCACGTGTAACAGGAACACTATCTACATATTCTAACACATAGGCAAGGCCAGAGCAACCGGTAGTTTTAACGCCTACTCTTATGCCCAATCCCTTGCCGCGTTTTTCAATAACCTGTGCTACTTTTTTAGCAGCACGTTCTGTCATTGAGATCACAACTTGCAGGCCTCGCAAGAATCTTCATCTTCATAGATTGCTATCGGAGTAGCAGATATTAACGGAGACGTATTGGTTCCAGTACCCGGTGCCTTTGCGCCGAGTTTATTCACAAGGCTATAATAAATGGTCTTCAAACCCCACTTATAGGCCAACATTAAATTCTTGGCAATCAGTGTACCTGGAACTTTACGATCCTGTTGCGTATCATTACTGGTAAAGTGTGCAGGATTATAGAATGTGTTAGTGGATAACGACTGATCAATGTAGACAGCTAGTACTGCCGCAGTCTTCAAATACTCAACACAGTCCTTTTGATCCCACATCAATTGATAACGATTCTTTAGACGTTTGTACTCTGGTACTACCTGTACAAATGATCCAGCTTTGGATTCCTTAACACTGATCAATTCCATAGGCATTTCAATTCCATTGGTACTATTTAAAACAACTGAGCTAGATTCTACGGGAGCAACTGCCATCAATGTAGCATTACGGATACCATATTTTTTCATGCGTTCACGCAATGGTTCCCAATCCATACTAGGGGTGAAGTCTGTTAGTTCATTTACACCAGGTGCTCTACGCTCCCAAGGGAATACTCCCTTACCGTAGTAAGTGTATTCGCTACGTCCGCATGGCCCTCTATCTTGGGCAAGCTCGACACTGGCTTCGGTAAGGTAGTAGGCTTGATGTTCCATCCAACGCTTGACTTCGGCTAGTGCTTCGGGTGTACCGTATTTAAAACTTTTACGAGCATGCCAATAGGCTAGATTAGTAATGCCAACGCCGAGAGGTTCAAAATCTGTATTGGCCATTTTACTTTGGATACTCAAGAAGTCTTGATAGTTCAACAAGTTACTCAGGCTACGTACTAGTACACGACAGGCTTTTCTCATCTCCTGTGGGTTGCGGAAGGCTCCCCAGTTGATTGACCCAAGAGTGCAAAGAGCAATTCGTCCCTCTGGATCTTCAATTCTCTGGAAAGGGCGGGTGGGTAAAAGTATTTCTTGGCATAAGTTTGATTGATAAATCGGGTCAAGCTGTGTATCAAACGGCCCCTGGTTGATAACGTTGTCGATGTTGACAAGATAAATGCGCCCAGTATCAGTACGTTCTTTAAGGATGCCAGCTTTGAATATCGCATCTGCCGATACAACTTTCTTTTTAATTTTCTTGTCCTGCTCATATTGTAGGTACAACCTTTCAAATTCTTTACTGTCTCTATAGTAGGCTTCGTACAGGTCCGGAACTTCGTGTGGATCAAATAAGCTCATCATTTCGCCATTCTTATAGCGATTCCAAAACATCTTGTTGACCACTACGCTATAGTCCATTTGGCGGACACGAGTTTCTTCAGTACCCTGGTTATTCTTTAGGACAATAAGGTCTTCAAACTGTGCATGCCAAATAGGGAATGTCACGGTGCAACTAGCGTTGCGTATACCACCTTGACTGCATGATCTCAAATCTGCGAACCATTTCTTCAAGAATGGTATCATACCCGTATGTTTGATCTCACCATTGCGAATTGGGGCGCCTAACGGTCTGATTCTGCCTATTTCTAGGCCAATTCCAGCTCGCTTTGACGCATATTTGGCCATCATTTCGCCGCTAGCGAAGATAGAATCTAAAGTGTCATCACTGCTGATCAATACACACGAACTAAACTGCTTTGTTGTAGTGCCTAGGCCAGCTAACACAGGAGTTGCCAGGGTGAAGTGTCCATCACTAGCACACTCATAATATTCTTTTACCAGTTTTAATCTTGTTTCTTTTGGTTCATTATGGAAAGCTGTTGCGGCTGCAATGGCGTAACGCACTTGCGGGGTTTCATATACCTGTCCTGTAGCACGATTCTGTACAAGATATTTTTCAGTTAGCTGTGCAATAGCAGCATAGGTATAGGTTTCATCTTTGTCATGATCAATAAACAGATCAATAATGTTCCACTCATCTTCTGTGTACCAGTCTAACAGTTCGCTAGTGTACATACCCGCTTCTGTATTCTTTTTTACAATACTATAGAGTTTAGGTGGATCGTATTCTCCATAGACTTCCTTACGTAGCATACTGACACGTTGGCGACCTGCTACGTATTGATAATTAACATTATTGATTTCCGGGTTTTCAGATTCATCTATCAAATTGACCATAGCGTTGAGCAGTAGCTCATCTATAGTTTCTGTGCTCATCCCATCATGCAGCTCTAACTGAGCTTTAATTTCTATCATGCTAGGGCTAACACCATCTATGCCTTTGCAAGCATGTGCTACCTGTCTCTGTATTTTTGCGATATCTAACGAGACTCGATGCCCATTACGCTTGACCACTGTGATCATTAAGTACCCTCTTTTATTGTTCTAGGAAGATATTTACCTTGGGGTGGTAACTTCAACCAAATTTTCTAGTCTAAATGATCCAATTAATTCTGGACTCGGAATAGGACCATTATCACTGTAGTTTATAATCCATTCGTCATCGACGTATATTAGATTATACTGCCTTGTCCTGTTGTTGTCTACTAATGTGCGTAGTTCAATCCTACTATCTTGAAACTTTTTCGTCAATTTCAAAGTCCAACCTATCATTAGAGCTTTGGTAAAATCATCATAGGTATTCTCTGCTATGATTTCCCAAGGACTCGGCCAGCTTTGCTGGTAATACGGATCTACATTTCTATTATGTGGCGTGAAAGGGGCCCGGTGCCAAAATTCCCATACTTCTTGTAATGGGTCTTCGGCCTCGTCTAACTTCTTTCTATGATTTGCCCACTCTGTTAATCTACTATCTACAGGCTGGTTAAACATTGATTTCCTTACAACATTAATTTGGTTTGAAGTTCCACTTGAACATCGGTGACAGATGGGTTAATACCCTTTAGTTCAAAATAATTGTAGGCTGGTTCAACAGTGATTCCCCAGTATAGTCCGCCATCCGATCCGGATGCATTATATTCGTCAACTAATCTAACATCAGACGGTGTTGTTCCTGGTCTAATATAGACATGTAGTTCTCCAGATTTTTGAATAACACCTCCGCTACAAATATATTTGATATTTAGATACTGTGAAGCTCCAGTAATAGGTAGACGCATAATTGTAGATGTTGTACTTGCGCTTAATGTAGAGGTATTGACGGAATTTAAATCAATGGTAGCTCTACCTTCAATTAACGGAAAGTATGTATAGTTTCCGCCAAAATGTTGATCTTGCCAACGCTGTCTATCAAAATAATCATTAACGCTGGCATTACCATTAGTTTCAAATTTAATTACGCTGGTACCGGTATTAGCGGTTTCATTATATCCGTAATTGCCTACTCTAACATAAGAGTTGTTTTCACTGACATGGTTAGTGGCTTCTCTTGTGGTATTCTTACCTACATAGAATCCTTGATTTTCAATTTCTTCAAATTTATTATTAATCAGTCTTGCATATTTGGGACCTGTGTTGGCCAGTAAGTTGGTAGCTGCACTAAATGCCACACCGTACTTGGAATATTTAAAACTGTTATTTTGAATAACAATGTGATTGGTGTCATAATCGGATTTAATATCATAGTATAAGCCTGTGAATTCACAATCGTCAATAGTAATATTTTCTGATGTAATTTCGCTGTAGCCTCTAATGTCAATACCGGTGTATCCAGCATTAGCCTGTGTGTTTACAGAATGGTGACCTTGGAATTTAACCTGTCTAATAGTAGCATTGTCAACACAGTCTAAACTTAGTAAACTTAAATGGGGAGTTAGGTCAGTGGACTGACTGTATCTAATGGTCATCCCTTCGATATGAATATTGGAAGGCTGGCCGGGCCCAGTAATACTAGTAGGACTGCTGCTGGTGCCAGGATCAAACTTTCCTAGAGTAGGATCAGTTCTTCTATTATTGTAATCCACTGTTTGGAATACTCCAGAACCTGTAGTGATGTTTTCAATAATAGTTTTGTCAATACCTTCACCTACAATAACTGTACCTTTGGGAATAAAAATAGTTCCACCTACTCTATAGATACCTGCAGGGAATAATAATTTTTTATTATATTTTAAAGAACCATCGGTATCATATGTTGTACCATTGTACACGTCGAAGTCTAAAAATAAGTGATCAACTGCTGTTTGTATAGCGGTTGTGCAATCTATTGCATCTGTTGCGGTAGATGTAACTACACCAAAATCGGCAACACTAACATGATCATCTAGCTTGTTTTGTAAGGTTCTCGAAACCTTATCATTACCGGTAGGAAATGATCCCGAATATGTTGACGAGGTAATAGTTCTAGTGTCATCTATGTTCCATACATATCGGGTGCCAGTGTTAACACCACCTTCACTAATAAAACTATTAAAAAGACGGGCATCGTTTTCTGTTAGAATTCTTATGTTTGCATCACGAGCTCCGCCATCTTCTCTCTTTAAACCAATATATAGATTTTCAGTATCTTCAGCCCACCCAAATTCGCCGCCAGCAAGTTGTGGCATTCCCGTTTGTTGTTCTTGTCCTCTTCGGACTTGTATTTTTGCAATTTCCAAAATTGGCATATAAATATCCCCGTTATGGGATATTTATGCTGTTAAGAGAGGTTTCAATCCACGCATACCTAGTGTGTAATATTCTTCTACTTTGGATAACCACATATCTTGATACTTGTTAAAGTTTTCAGGTAATAGGTCAAACTGTTGATATTGGAAGTCCCTGCTACACATAAAGATAACTCCCCGCTTCATGTCCGTGCCATACACTTCATTATGTGCTAAGATATAGGCCATTAGTTGTAGGTAGTAATCTTCAACCCATTCTGCTTTTTTAGGCTTGTTAGTTTGCTTGTGGTCGGCAATACACGGCTGTCCTTCAAATACACCAACAAGATCAGTGGTACCGCTATACAGTCCCGGAAAGTATAAGCTCTGTTCCATGGCCCATACTTCGTCCATTTTGTTTAGACCATTTTCAATAATAATGTCAGCCATTTTATTAGCCTGCACATGTACTGGATTATTGCCTGGCTGTCGTTGCTCACCAATTAGGAAACGCTCTAAATTGGCATGCATAGCAGTACCTACGCCAGCAGCTTCTGTGGTAATTTGTTGTGCCTTCTCTACACCAATACGTTTTTTCCATTCGTTTAAATGAGTCATGTCCTTGGTAGCACTAAGGATGGTAGTCACACTAGGAAGGCTTTCTCCGTCCGGAGTTTGATAAACTCGTTTTCTAGTAACAGGATCATTAACCTGTATACAATTTTTATATTGGAATCGTTCAACGAACGGAGGTGGAGTATAAGTTGTCATAAACTTAATTATAGCAACCTATTATCTAAATGTCAAATATCTGGAGTTAATTTCTTGGCATTGCGTGATGCCATTGCATTTAGTTCTGGACTGCCTTTAGGTTCGGCAGGTTGTTGATTTGGATTTTGTTCATGCGTTTTCAAAGTAATATTACCTTGATCGTCAATGTCCTGTATAACATCACCAGCTGGATCAACTTCATTTTTAAGTGCAATCAATCCGTCGGGGGTGTTAATACCTAATCCATACGGTTGTAATAATTTCATTACAACTGGAAAAGGCAGGGTAGAGCTTTGATGTTCTCTATTGGCCTGCCCTTGGAGAACTGCTAGAACATCTCTAGCAGATCCTAAATCAACTTCGAATAATCTCATTTAGCCAGTTTAGCTAGGATAGAGTGGCTTTCGGCCAGTTTGCGAGCAAACCTGCTTTCACGCATTTCACGACCAGTAGTTCCCATGCCTGCGGCAGCATCACTAGCACCGAACTCATCACCTGCTGGCGCTGGATTCATTGCATCGGGTGCTGTTGCATCCATACCTGGTTCCATTCCGCCGGCCATTGGGTTCATGCCCATGCCTACATCCGGAGTAGCTTCGCCTGCTAGAGCAGCAACAGCACCACTTACGGCTTCACGTTGTTGTGTTAGTGTTTCTAGTGTGGCGCTTAGTGCTGGGCCAACTGCTTGCTTAAATGCCTCAGCTTCAGCAGCTCCGAAGTCCGCTTTGATAGCATCAGCTAATTCGATCATTGTCTTTGTTTGGTACTGACCGACACGTTGCATCCAGCTGGTAAAGTCATTGACCATATCGCCTGCACTGGTAATAGCTTTGGCTTTACCTTCTTCGTCTTCATTTAGAAGATAACCAAGACTTTCGTTAACAAAACGTACATTGTGTTTGAATCTAGCATTAGCTTCTTGTAGTTTACCTTGCTTAGCCAACTTATTACGTACAGCACCTGCTACACGTTCACCAGCCGCTTTGCTACCATATTGCTTACCTGCAGACTTGGCAATCTTGGCAAAGTTCTTACCTGGCTTGCCTTCATCTTTGCCTTCATAAGCAACAGATTCTTTCTTAGTTTTCTTATCGCTGTCGGGAGTCTTAGGAGCATCTTGGCCGCCATAGTTCTTACCAGCTGTGTGCTTTAGGCCTGTAGCAGTTTTAGTGACCTCTCCACCAGTGCTAGACTTTTGTTTGTCGCCAACTTTCATACTGGCTGTTCCTTTTTCGGCGTGTGCTTTCTTAGCATCAGCAACAGTTGGGAAACCTTCATTAAACTGCACATCATCACCTGCTGAGAATTGTATACCAGCCAATCTCTTTGGCAACTTGCCCCTAGCAATAATAAAATCTAACTCTCGGTCAGTTGGTCCGGCTTGTTCCAAGTCGTTGGCTAGATCTTGCATTGCATCATTGTCCCACATGTCATCACCATATAATGCCGCGATAGCATTTAAAACTTTATCATAGTCAACAGTTGGGAAACCTTCTGGTAGATTTGGTGTTGGATGATCGCCGTGTGTTCCTTTAATTCTATTTTTTACTACGGCAATAGCATTTTTTGTTAGCAATCCTTTTTTAGCACGGTCGCCCACTCGAGCCTTTTGACCTACTTGGTAATCTCCGTAATAGTAGTGCAGTTTGTCTGTATCTTTGCTTCTATTAAAGGTAGAACGTTTTTCGCCTGGATCGTTTTCTGGTCTGCTGTCACGATAATAATCATGACGATCACCTTCACCGTCATCTGGTTCTTGTGTGTACAATTTTCCCTTGTGTTCAGCATCGCGCCACTTTGCGGCTTCTTTAATTTTCTTGTCAGCAACTGCTTTCTTCATTGGCTCTTTCTTGTTGCCGTCTTTGTCCATGTCTAAGAAGTCTGGCTTTGCACCTTCTTTAACTTTGGCAAATGGATTAACACCTTTCTTAGGAGCTGCTTTCTTGTCAGCGACAGCTTTCTTCATAGGCTCTTTCTTATCGCCATCTTTGTCCATGTCTAAAAAGTCTGGCTTTGCACCTTTGGCTTTTGCGGAATGTTTGATGTCGCGCACGCCTTTTTTGGCTTCACTTAGTTGTGTCATTTTGTCACGTAATTGTTGCATTTGTTCGCCTAGCATTTCTTTAATCCTTGTGTTTAGCAAGGCCAACATTGCCTTGTCTTTTTGATACGTCTCGTTAGTTAACAGGTCATTAATACCTGCCTTACCTTCTTGTTGGAAAACACGAGTGCGAAGTTTATTTCTCATATCTTCTAATTGCTCTCTAGAATACTTATCAAAGTTGACATTTACGCCAAACATTTTACTCATACCCTCTTTGAGCTTTGCACTTGTTGCCTTAGTTCTGAAATCGCTTGTCTTCATATTTGTTCCAAAAGAATGATTAAATTTATTTATCTAAAACGCATTAGTTTCTCAAAGCCATGAACGATGGTCTTCTTGTGCTGTTCTTTCTTATATTTGGCTATGTTGCGTTTTGTAAACATAACATCCGCTCTGTCTAAGTTGTTTAATTTTAAACTTTTTTCAGCCAGTTGGGTATGAAGTTCTTCTTCGAATAGTGCGTGTCCATAGCTCGTATCAGCTGCTGATAGATTATCATCTGCCCATTTGCCAAGGGCTAGACGGTTTGCCTGTATTGCAGCGGTCTGTGGTAAGTTGATATTATCAACTACTACATCATTTCTATAGTTTAACACCTTATAAAATCCTTTAGATTTTTTAATTGTAAAGTGTCCTACTCTTATTGCACCATCTTCAGTTTTTGTTGGTATAGCAATACCTTGGCTTTTTAATTGTTCCTTAACATTTAGGCCAATTTGTTTTACTTTTTGATAGATATCATCGGGGATTTGTTTCATTTATTTTTTAATCAGAATGCGACTATCTTTACTTATTGAGTAAATGCCTTTCCTGACAAGGTTCTGAGCGAGCCACTGATCGTGTTTGCTCAAATTTTCAATAGTAACGTTGGTCTTATGAGATTCTACAAATGCCTGTTCTTGATTAGTAAGAATAACACCCATGCCAGATAATAGATGTGCAATTTTCATATTAGACTCCCGGAGTAGGCTGTGGCGGTGTACCGGAAGTGGGCTGAGGAGTAGTTTGTCCAACTGGCTTATTTGCTGACATTGTTTTCATCAGTCCAGCAATCTGTGTAGTTAGGCCAGGTTTGGCAACCACTGCTTTGGTAAATGCACCTAAAGTTTTTTCCTGATCTGGATTTAATTGTTGTTTTTGTTGTATTGCTGTGTAGGCGCTGAGAAAATCATCTACACTATTAACATTAATTTGATTCTGTTTGAGAAGGTTTCCCAATTGAGTGCTGTTAGCATCCTGAGGTTGTTTTTGTTGTTGTGTTGCACCAGGTGCAGGTGTTTGCGATACAGAACCAACTGGTTGATTCGTAGGCATTGTAGATGACCCAGTAGTCCCTATTGCCTGTTGTTCACGAATCAATTCAAATATTCTCATATCATTTTCCGAGGAACTTTAAAATAGTGTCTAGATGCCCAGTAACCCATCCTGCAACTGCAATGCCACCCATGCCAATGTATATCCACTTATCTTTAAAATTTTCTAGTTCCTTCATTTTCTTACCCAATTCGGCATGTTGTGTACAGCTCGCATCATACATGTTTTTTAATTGGAATTTGATATCTTCGTGATTTGTTCTCACATCAATTTTAATGTCGTCAATCTTCTCGTTTAGACCGTCAACCTTAGTTTCGAGTATACCAACTCGTTCTTGTAATACTGCCATCATAGGCTCCTTTTTAGTAAAAATTAACTACCACTACGCTAAATTAAAATGCGCCTTTGAGTGCCTTGATGATTGTGTTTTTAGTTGACGGATTCTGCAATTCAAAGATTGCTTGTTCTATATTTATAGTTTCTTTTAATTTTTGGATAACTGGAACGCCGTTGACATCCTCTAGCAAAGCATAGACATCGTTGCCATTTTCACTGTATACTCCAGTACGGTCAGGACTAAAACGGAATGTCCATACTGCATGTTTGCCTTTGTATTTGGTACCAAAGCCCATGTCCTTGATATCCTTAACTTCCATCACTGGACCGGTATCATAACTGATAATCGATCTAATTTCTACACATTGTTTTAATGTGACAAAATTTCTATATTGATCGTGCTCGAGTTGAGTACCTTGATTTAATCTCACTACCTTTGTATCAGTAATGTCTATTAGAGTTTGAATTTCGATGATCTGCATAATATACCTATATAATATATTTATGCCGTAAAAAAAGGTACTTAAAAAGTACCTTCTTTGTTTCTAACTTTTTAGATTAGAATGCGTTACCACGAACACCAGCAGCTACAGTAGTAGAAGCGTTAGCAACACCTTGTAGGCTACCAGTAGTTGTACCAGCTGCCTGGATCAATGACTGGCAGTACTGGACAAAAGTCTGGCTGTTTGTGCCGTCATACATTTCAGTACCAAAAGCACCACCTAGAGCTGCAACAGCCAATGGTAGAGTTGTTGTAGAAACTGTACCGATCAACTCGATACTAGCCACTTGTGCAATTGCTTCTAGAGCTTGTGCAATTGGGCTCTTAACGCCAGCGGCAGTTGCTGTTTCTAGACCAGCTACAGATCCTGGGAATGTTAAAGTGATGAACTGTAGTGTAACGCCGTTCTTGTAAAAAGGTGCTACGACCTTTTCGTTCTTTTTAATTAAAGTTGCCATTTTAAAATCTCCTTGATTTTATTAATCGTTTTTAAGTTCCCCCTTGGAACTTGTATGTTTTTATTTATCAGATTTGAAAAAAATTTATTCGAATGGACTTTAATCTTCGTCTTTTAGATCGCCTTCTATTATCTTAAGACCTTTGGCAATTTCTTTATTATCGCGTAGTTTGCGTATACCACGAGTAAATTTGCTAGGATCGCCTGCTTTTATACTATTGATAAAGCGTCTTTCTAGCTCGTATGCCTGTTCTGGTGGAAAATTTTCTTTGATCAGTGTTAGCAAATTGATAGCACTGTCAATAACATGAGTGGCTCTAGACTCAACTACTGCTTCACTGTGTTTTTGTAGTGAAATAGAGTTAAGTTCTTCTAACAGGCTTCGGGTGGCTCGTTTCAAAGTATTATTCCTTTTGGTATTTAGCTTTAGTATAGCATAGAAGTTTGGTAAAGTAAATTCTTGCAAATTGCTGCATTGCCATATATACTAGTATAAATACTTACGTAGAAACGCTAGGTATCTACACTTAACACACAGGAGAAAATATGTTAAATGAATTAGCCGCTTACTTCCACAAGATGTTTAGCGAATTTGAAAAGCCAACAACCTATGGCTCAGCACTAGAATATTACATTGTCCAAAACAATCCGCAAGATGGTTGCGATGTTGATAGATTAACTCGAGAGTTTGAACAGAAAAATTTAAACCGTACACTGTCAGGGTGGCCACTATGATTAAAAAAATTCTAAACGCTATTTGGGACTTTTTGATTGATATCAGCGAATACCGTGAACGTGTATATAAGATGCAGGGTTACAAGGCCTGGTATTGATATGAGTAAAGATTGTTCTTTATTTTCTGTTGGTATTATGTTATTGCTTTTTGGTATGCTTGTATTAGCCATATAAAATGGCCCACGCTACAGTTAGACGGGTGCTAGCGCACGAATATCCCAAATATAGATCACATCTCAAAGCCCTGGATGCAGAATCTAAAACACTTAGATTTGGATCTCATATCACTGACGGTGTAATTGATCAACTATGCGATAAGTTCGAAGCGGATCCCAGCAAACACATATTGTTTGCCATAGAGAATCGTAAATTAGAATTTATTGCTATAGGACATATTGCATTAGACGGTGGGATGGAACTGGCATTTAGTGTGTTAGAGAAACATCGAGGACGTGGCTTTGGTAATCTATTGATGAAACGTTGCATACAGTATTGCCGTACACGTAATATACTTAAAGGTTGCATGGTATGTTTGAGTACCAACGCTGCCATTCGACACCTATGCAGGAAAAATGAGATTACTGTGGAGAATGATCATGGCGAAAGCCTTGCAAAAATTCAACTAGCCCCGGCCAGCATCAATACCTACATCAGCGAAACCATAGACAACAATTTGTCTGCTCTGGATTACATTACTAAGAGGGCAAATAAAAACTCACTATTTTTATCGTAAAAATTGTTTTACACAGATAGTCTGTGTATAATAAATACTTAGACAACAAAATTAATTGTTGTTTAACAGACATACACACATAAGGAGAATAATATGTCAAATACATTCAATACACCAAAATTGCCCGAGTTCAAAGTTAATCAATCTAAAAATGGATATGAACTGAGAACAGATATCTTGGGAATGGCAAAAAGCCTAGTACAAGACGACTTTCAATCCAAATTCCAAGGATGGGAAATGACTGCTACTCGTGATGAGAAGACTGGTCAAATCGTTAGTACAGTTAAGATGCCAGAGTTTCCAGGTCTTGATAAAGTGTTAGAAACAGCAGAAAAAATGTACGCATTTGTCAATGCCGGTACTAAGAAATAATTTATTAAAATAATAATATTAGGGCATAGCCCATAATAATATAGTAAACATGAAAAGCACCTCTGGGCGCTTTTCTTTTTAATCAATCTTGTTGCATATTATCCTGATGAAATCTTATAAGATTATCATTTATTAATTTTGCTCTAGTATCTGCCCACTTGGCAACATTTCTATTACTGGGAATCAGGTGTTGTATTATATTTTTATAGTCCAAATCGCATTGGAATTCCGTTGACTATTGTCACATCACTTTGTGGATCGTTATAATCATTTTGGAATACGTTAATAAATGCAGTATTAGGTTCCAGTATTTCTATTTCATGCCACTGATTTGCGGGCAAGTTAATAGGTCGAGTATCTTTAGTTATAATTTGTTCATATCTTGCAGTTCGCAGCATTGCACTACCAGAAGAACAGTAAGTTAAATGATCAAAGATATGTTCATGCTTTGGTAATCCCTCACCAGTTGTACCAGAATAAAAATTCAAAGTACATCCATTTAATGTATAAGTGTGTAATACACTAATATTTTGTATCATACGATTTCATATTGTAGTTATACTAGGTTGACTTATGGCATTTAACCAATTTTGAAATCTGGTTTCTTTTAGTGCTTCTAATTCTTCATCAGACAAACCATGATCATCCTCTAAAGTCAGCACATCAACAAATGAATGTGTTTCATTTGATTTTTCGTATTGTAAGTAAATCATATTAGAAAAGAGCAAGAAATTTACAACTATTGTTTACCACAATTGGTGGCGCATCGCCAAATATCCATCCAGTATTGCCACCATTATCAGTTGAATTAGAGGCATACCACTGATTAGCAGGTGTAGCCGAGGAGTTTGCTATAAGTAAGTTATTTGGATTAAAACGCACACCACTTGAATTATTTATTATAGCAGAACTCTGAGCGCCAACATATGCTTTGTATGAACCACCAGCGTTGTTGGTAAAACTTTTTAGATTGGTTGTACCGCCTGCAAATACTACTCCATCATATATAGTGTTAATTGTTCCAGTTATACTGAAATCAGTAATTGTTCCACCTGAACCATATATAGTGGGTGAATAAGATCCACCTCCACCAACTATAACTACTTTTGGTAATGTATTACCAACTAGATAAGTACCTGGCGCGTATTGTGCACCTTTCATATAAAGTATACTAGTACCGGCATTTAATTTACTTGCATCTGTGGGACACTTAATACTGCCGTAAATACTACTTGAACCTAAATTTACAGTTCCGCCATTGCATTCAAGATTTGTATAATTTTGAAATGTACTATGACTACCAAGGGTATAATTATTAGTATTAAATGTTCCTGAATTTACACTAAGGGAGTAATTAGCACCAATTAGTGGTGCTGTTAAATTAACAGTGCTAGTTCCTGAAATATTAATTCTGGGTATAACAGTAGGGCCTACATTAACATTAATAGGTGTGGTATTTACTAAAGTAATGTCACAACTATTTTCATAATAACTACCATTATAAGTAGCAAGGGTTACTGCGCTTGGAATATTTAAATCACCGGCAAGTAATAAACTACCTTTTAGTCTACCAGTATAAGCATTAGTTGTTAAATCTAAGCTATTTAATGGAGTTTGTACTCCATAAATTGCCGTGCAGCAACAACCATAACCAATTATAGGAGGACCAAATACTATATTTCCATTACCATTTACAACTATATCAAGTTTGGTACTATCACTAAAACCCACATAGCAATTATTTTGATAGGCTGTGTTTCCTGCAAGATACGGAGCATTTAAATATATTGTTTTATTACCTGCATATGTACCAAATAGATTAATTCCACCAGGGTCGCTAGTCGTTGCTGCACCGGTTATAGTAATATAACCGCTTGCGCCCAAATCTATATTTGATGCACTCATGTACTTTGCAACAATTGCAGTATTATTAAAAGTATTATTAGCTCCAAAAAATACACGTTTTGCAACACTCCATATATACTGTGAGTATGGGCCAAATTGATTATTACCTGTATATGTTATTGAATCTGCTAGTGGTGTATTAGTCCAGTATACAGTAACATTTGGAGCTATAAAAGAAGGACTAGTTAAACTACATGAACTATAACTAGCTGCCATAGCATAAGTAAATGAACCTGTCCAGTTTGGTGAATTTAGCGAAGGTATTGCAATAGTAGCGTAAGTTTGGCCTGTAATATTGCACTGTACAGCAGCTCCTCCACTGGGAACTTCTATTGAAAAGTTATTAGAACTGCCAAGGGGAAGAACAATATATCTTAAAGCAGTGTCAGCCGTATTACTAAGTAATACTATACCAGGATTACTAACTGAACCACCATTAAAACTGATGGAACCATTTAAAAGTGTGCCAGTACCTGTAAATACTAATTTGCCGGTAGTACCTGAAGTAATATATCTGCCTGTGTTCCCAAGCA